TTGAGTTTCTTTCCTCTATCTTTGCTAGATTTGGGTCAAAAATAACAAAGTTTCTAGTTCCTTCCCTAGCTGCTCGGCTTTGATCGTCTAAATATTTAATTCCTGGAACATCCAGTTTATTCAAAATATTAGATGCTTCGGAGGGATGACCAATCTTGTCGCTCATGCTTAATTGGTTATAAAACGATTTACCTGTTGGATCTGGGTTAGATTTCAATCCTTTTAAAGTATCTTCATCCAATAATGAGGAATCTTTGATAATTGAATTAAATGCTTTTTGTACGTTTTTAGGTTGTTGACTTAAAGGTTTATCCCAATCAAGCATTTTTGCTATGTGTTCGTCTGGTAAGTCTATTTTGTATAAATTGCCAACTTTATTTATTTCATTAATTCTATTTTGATACGCTTTAATCATTGCATTTGCATTTGGATCATTAGATTCTTTTAATTGTTTTATTTGATTTTCTAAATTACCTATTTTCAATTGAATTGAATTATTTGTGTCTTTAACTGATTCTCCTGCTTCATTAGTTAATTTTTTGCGATATAAATCAGCCAATTCTTTTGATTCAGCTAAATAAAGACCATGCCCATAAGCCTGCGCCCCTTCACCAGTTCCAATCTTGCTCATGTCAAATTTGTTGAATGTGTGTGGACTACCATGCCAAGTAGTCATTCCAACTGGGTTGTAAGACTCTGCCATTGCTTGCGCTAGTTCTTGCGTCTTAGGGCCGTAACCCCTTTCTTTGGATGCTTGGGCAAGTGATTCGTTGTACTGTCTGGCCCTGTCATTCGCATAGCCAAGCATTTGCATAAGACTGTTTTGTGGATCGCTGAGAACGTCCGCTGCCCTGCGTTTGTAACTGTCAATCGTAGAGTAAAGATCAGCTATTGAGGGCATTTTAGTTTATCGTTTGCGGTTGTTGTTCAATGTCTACGTCAAATCCATGTTGCCTAAGAAGTGTGACCCAGTCGTGTGCTACTTGTAAAGCTAAACCTTCTCCAAGAATATGAATTGTTACTTCGCTTGTTTCGTCATCAATGTCTATTGTGACGTTAGACCTACTCACTTCTTCTTTTTTGGTTTTGCAGGCATAGCAGTCTTTGAAGACTCCTTGAATGCCTTTTCAGTTGGAGCACCCTTTGATCCAACTGGCCTCATCTTTTCAACTGGCTTACCCTCGGCCTTTTCTTTTTTTATCCGTTCTTGCTTTTTGTGGATATTCGCATAAAGTCCAGGTTTCATTAGCACTTCCAGTTCTTTAATGATGCTTTAGCCCTTTCAGCAGGCCCTTTTGCGTTTTTTACAACACCCTCCATGCGTGCACAAAAACTAGCTTTGCGCCCCTCATCTTTCTTTGTTTTCGGATTTGGAGCAGGCGGTTTTAGGTGTGATCCGTTTTTCTCGTTGTACTCAGCCCGACCTTTTGCCGTCATCCCTGCGCCCTTACTTGTTGGGTTATAGGTCTTACCCTTACCAACTGTCTTGTGAGGGATTGGCTTATCGTGCTTCATTTCTTTTTCTTTTTCTCTGCCTGTCTTTTCTCAGAGTAAGCAATTGCAACCGCTTGCTTAACTGGACGGCCTTCTTTAATTTCTGTTTTCACGTTCTCTTTAAATGCTTTCTTTGAGGCTGATTTCTTTAACATGATTATCCTTGCGTGTGGAGAATTGCATAATTAATTGTGATTGCCTCTGAATAAGCATTGTTTGTTGAGTTTTTAATCACAACAGTAAATTGCCCATTTGTAATTGCTGCAATAAATACGTTATAAGCTCCAAGTGTTCCACCACTTGCGACACTTGCAATAACTGTATCTTTTGCGCTTACTGCCGAACAACTTACGGTAAATACCGCTTGTGCCCCTGGAGCGAGTTGCGAGTTGGCAGTAATGATTGAACCAGATGGAGTATTACAAGTTACACCATTCGTTTTGACGCTAGATTGAGTGACTTGCGTGTAATTACCTGCAGCATACCCTATCTGACCAGTCGCAATGACATTGTTAGCAGAAACAATATCTGCTCCCTGAATGTTTTGATCAGAATAAGCAACACCAATGGCTTTTGAATTACCCATTGTCATTTTTTCATCTTTATGCGAGATAAAGCCTTCATTTGATCGTCAGCGCATCTCTTTGCTGCAGCCAATCTAGTCCTACTTGCCTCGATCTCCCTGGCAGCTTGGAGCGTCCTTAGATCGCTCTCAGCTTGCCATTTCTTCTCTTGAGCCATGTCTCGGCTCGGCATAGATAGAACTTCAACCTTTTTAGCGACCTTGGTTGCCATTATCTGTTACCAGAATTGATATTCTTTTGTGGGAGCATTGGAACTCCGTTTGTGAGATTAGGCTCTTTTACTGGCCCCATTGGAGGACGAATATAAGGCTTTGTGCCATCTCTGCACTCTGTTGCATAGTTCGCAGCGACTTGTAAATGGCCTGGGTCTTTTAGACCAGTCTTGCCCATTTTGTCTTTTGCTGCGTCTGACTCATATTCCATTTTTTCCATTTTGGCCATTTTTATCTCCTTGGGGTTAACGGTGTCCACCGATCCGATAGACTTCGGATGCAGTTGGGGTAATTGATGCAACTGTGACGTTTGCAAATGTGATTGCAACTGTATTAGCTGCTGAAACTCTTGCGCCTACGATTCCAAGACCTGCTTGTGCGGTTGGTTTGTTAACAAATATTACGTCACCAACTAAAACACCAGGTACAGTAAAAGTCTGCTCTGCGGTTGTTGCTGCGCCAACGGCTGCAGGACTTAATGTAGCCGTTGTGTTGTAAACACTTTTAATCGGCAAAAACGCATCATTAAAGAAATTGAGATACGTCAGATTAGCTTCGTCAGTTGCAACACCTTGATAATTTGGCATGGGAATCCCCTTAAATAAATCGGATTATCACAAAATTTAGGTTGTCAATCAACCGTTTTTAGCATTTTAACCTTTTTTCGATAAATTTGGACAATTTCTTTTAGTTCTTCAATAAGGTATTTTTTAGGCTCAAAATCGTTTTCAAGTCGCAAAACCCCATCCAATCCAATCTTTTTTATAAGGTTTATCCGATAATTTATGAGATTTCCTGATAAATGAGTATTGCAGGGTTGACATTGTTTGTGGACGTTTTGCTCGTCAAACCTCAGATTTGGTCTAGCCCCTGTGCTCAGATAGTGTCCAGCGTGATATTGGCCTTGATGGTGTCTCAAACAGGATATACAGGGTTTGGATTGGTCTCGGAGTCTAATGTATTGGTTAAATACCACTTGAACATCTTTAATCCAATCCGACCGAGTTTTTAGCTTCTCCAAGGCTTTTTTAGTTTCTACCCTATCCAACCTATCAACCTTTGCTTTTGTCTTTGCCTTGGATTGATGTAGCCAGGTTAAGGCACATTCCAATCCGCAAGTCTTTTGGCTCATAGATCGTCTGACAAATTCAGACCTGCAAATCTTACATTTAGTCATTGGGAGTCCATTTGGTTGTTTAACTAGTTAGGCCAGAAACAAGGAAAATTGCCTAAATCCAACATCCTGGAACGCCTTGTTAACCTCCCAGTTCATATTTTAAAACTAAGTAGTAATTTTTGTATCCAGTCTTGATCTGGATTGCAATAATTAATTTTAGGATTAAATTTGCATCCAATCTTCACTTTACCTGTGTTGTAAGGTATTTGAATCATATTTATCCTTTAAAGTGGGTAAATCTAAATCAATTTCTTCAGACCTGATTTGTCTCTGAAGATAATTTCTTAGCCAATCTGCGCCCCCAATATCTTTAAACATTTCTTTTTGTTTTGAAGTCAATCTCACATAAATTGTAGTGTTTGATCCAGTTAATTCAGTTTTAGGTCTCGGCATATTGATCCTCAAATTTAACATTATGTTCAGCACCAAAAGCAAAAATCAATTCTAAAAGTTCGGACATTTCTGCTTTTGTCATTTTAGAAGTCGATTGACCAAGAACTACAAACCCAGTTCCGTCAATATTAGGTACAACTTCTTGTTTTTTAATTGCGCTGGAGAACACAAACTTCCATTCCTCAGAGGTTAGCTTGCGTCCATGCCAGACAACTTGTTTTGATATGTCAGACAAAAATGCCCAAAGTTTTGCGTTTTGTTCCAAAGTTCGAGTTGCAGGTTTGAACTCCACAACCCATCCCTCAGGAGCAATTCCAACAAAGTCTTTAGCTCTTTGCCTGGCCTCAGAATGACTTAGAATGAATATTCTTTTGTCCGTAGTCATACATTGTTTTCTTTATCATTTGGTACATTGATCGGCCTGATTCCTTTTTGAGTTGAGTCTGTCTTCCAACTCGTCTCAAATCGGTTTCATAGGTGTTGTCTAAAATGTCAATGTTATTTTGTTTCAATGACTTTCTAAGTGCTTTTGCTTTTTTTGAGTTCATTAGAATTTCACATCAAAAATGTTTCTCTTAGGTAAACATTGGATGTCGATCACAATGTCGCTCATCATGCCTGAAATTATGCGCTTAGACATGATTGGAACTGCTCTTAGACCGTCTTGTTCGCATTGGATCGTAGCTGATACCACTTCAGACCTGGACATTTGTTGCGCCTGCGGATCAACTCTAATCGGTACAACTGGGGGGGATGTATAAGTGTATTGAATTGGAGTTTCTAGTTTTGGAGTAGAGCATCCAGCTAATGCTAAAAGAGTTATAAGTAAGTATTTCATGGTTAAACCTTTAGTGAATAAACTGCAACAATTACGTCTTTGCCAAATTGGTTTTTGACTTGTTTCCTTGAAGAAACTATTTCAATACCAGTTGTTTTTAGATCTGCAATTCTTGCTGCAAGTCTAAAGCAACCAAATAGTTTTAAAGCGTCCATCGCAGTCAACGATTTACCTTTAACCAAATATTCAAATATCATCATGTTTTGTGTTTTCATCTTTAATTTTCCTTAGTTGTTGATTAATTTTTTTCAAATATCCAAGCTCTCATTTCTGGTTTTGCTTTTGCTCCTATGTTAGTGGTTAATTTTAAAACTTCTCTACTGACAATTGCATCTTTAAAAAGGTCTTTGTGTGGACAACCTGCACAATTTCTGGCCTGGCATATTCCAAGCACTTCACAATGTCTGGGTACTCGCTGCCATATTGTTTTAATTTCCACTTAAGATTCTCCAAGCGGTTGCTGCACAAAGTGGGACTTGTCCATTTCCAATCGCTTTAAGTCTGTCCACTCTAGAGGCCATCCCATCAGCCACTCTACCCACGTTGGGTTCAGTCTCCCACCAGTGTTTGGAGCTTCCAAACTCATAACTACTTCCCCAAGATTGCTTTTCCAATAATTGTTTTTTGGGTCTAAGTGCCTTTTCGTTGCATGGCGAGAATCTTGGCAAACTGGAGTCGGCCAAAGCCTTTGTCCCACTATTGTTTCCAAATTTGGATTGCGTTTCTCGTTCCACGCTGATTCTGGAGTTATTGTTGCTGCCATTGCTGAACAACTGCGAGGAGTTGGCCAAGTTTCCATTCTTTTTTTCAATGCTTTCCTGCTGTTGCTTCCACCATCTAATCCTGTTGTGTTGGGCGTGTGAAATTTGTCCTCTCCATTTGGCACAAATCCAGATTCTATCCCTCTTATGGTTTGCTCCAATGTCTGCTGCTCCCAACATTCCCCATCTCGCATTAAACCCCATTGAGGCCAAGTCTCCAAGAACTCGTCCAAGCCCCCTAGAAGTGAGCATTGGTGAGTTTTCCACAAATGCGTATTTGGGTCGAACTTCACAAATGATCCGTGCCATTTCTCCCCACATTCCTGATCGTTCTCCGTCAATACCTGCTCCTTTTCCTGCTGCACTAATGTCTTGGCATGGAAATCCGCCAGATACAACGTCAACAATTCCTCTCCAAGGTTTTCCGTCAAAGGTTTGTACGTCATCCCAAATCGGGAAAGTTGGGAGAAGTCCGTCATTTTGTCGGGCGCACAATACACTTGCTGGATAGGCTTCCCACTCAACGGCACAGACTGTTCGCCAACCAAGAAGTTTTCCCCCAAGTATTCCTCCACCAGCGCCTGCGAAAAGAGCCAACTCATTCATGTTCTCCCCAACGATTTAATATGTTCTCTAATGTAGTCAGGCATAGGTACTGCCAATTTCTTTTCTTGTTCTAGTTTAACAAGGTAAGGGTCACGTTCCTGAACCATTGTAGATACTTCAGGTATCTCAGCTCCATCCCAACGCTGTTGGTTTAAGTACACAAGGGGCGCAGGAATAAACGCTCCGTTGTCTTTTCTCCATTGATCAGTTGTTTTTTGCCACTCAACATGCTTAATTATTTGATCAGCGCATGATTCGCAATAAGTCTTATTCCAAACCTTCTCGCATTTAGACTTTCCTCCCTTTCGAGTGCTTTTAGGCCAAGTCTTCCAAAATAATTCAAATTTAGTTTCCATTTTTTCTTCCTTTTTCTTTAGTCAAAGCTCTGCCAAGGGTGGATAGAACCTACCTTCTCCAGAATCAATTGTTTATCTTTAAATATAACAAAAGAAACCCAAGTGCCCATGAGGGATTTATTCGCTTGCTCATAAGTCTTGTTCCACCATGTACTTATGAGGTTACTGATACCTAAATCAAGTTCAGTCGAGTTTTGCACAGGGGTGTATCTGTGTACGGTGTTTTGTTCCAAGCCATCCATGCAAATGCTCTGCTTTCGTGTGGAGTACGGTCTCCAAAAGCAAAAAACCTCATAAATTACTCTGTGGTCTTGGCTCTTGGCGAGAGCAACAACAAACGTATGACGCAAATCAAAAGTTGGTTTATTGTCTAGCAAGACCACACAGGAATCTATGAGGTTAACAATAATTTGCGTCTTACGTCTGATGCCACTCAGACGCTTAAAAGTATACATTAAATTTTCCTTAAATAAATAATAATTATCCAAAAAAACCATAAAAACCAAGGTTGATCGTATTCAATCAAAAAATAAAGACAAAAAAAGTCCATTTCATCGAATTTCACTTAGAACCTTTTTATTTCGTCAAACCAATCTGGACGCAATACTTTTAATTGCCAAACCCTACCTTCAGGCAGAGTCTTCCAAGCAAATACGCTTTGCCGACTGACCCCAAGGAGCCTTGCCAGTTTACTTGCGCTGCCTGCTAATCTGATTGCCGTTTTTTTTTCCATTTGGTAATTGTAAGTTAAAACTGACAAATATTCAAATTAATTAAAAATATTTTATAAATTGTTTATTTTTTGTCAAAATAGCCTTACAATAAACTCAGACGCTACAAACCTGTACGTCATTTTTAACTAAGGAAAACTGAAGATGGAACATAACATTATCCCATCCAAAGACAATTTGGATCACTACAAAGACGGATACCAAGACGGTATCAAATCAGTCTTAAACCTTGTCCATGACTATACAGGACACAAAATCAACTCCCAGGCTGAACTAATCAAGTTTATTCGTGGACTTGAACTTGATGCTAAGTATCCACCCATTAAGGAGTACAAATAATGGATAAAGAAGACAAAATCGTTGTTTACGGTTGCATCATTATTTTTATTTTTATTATTGGATATTTAACTGGGGCACAAGTATGACTGATAAACCAACAAATTCAGGCGGTAAATTAATTGCTACGGCATTTGTAAGAGCACAAATGGAATTTGGGCCTGCACTCAAAACTTCCACCAATCCACACTTCAAATCTCGGTATGCCGACCTTGCAGCTTGTGTAGAGGCAGTCATTGACGCTCTGAACAACAATGGTATTGGAATGATGCAGAAATTGTATGAGGACGCTACTGGAGTGAGCGTAGAAACGGTTTTTTTGCATGAGTCGGGGGAAAGTATTGAGTGCGGAGTTTTACACGTTCCTTCGTCCAAACAAGACCCCCAGGGGTACGGTTCAGCATTAACCTACGCTCGTAGATATTCTTTGATGGCTGCTTGTGGCATAGCCCCAGAGGATGACGATGGTAATTCAGCGTCAAAACCTAAAACAATTGTCCAGGCACCAACATTCAACGAATCAGTAGCTGCCGACTTGATTACTGCAATTGGAGACTGCCAAAACCTTGACGAACTCGAAAAGGCTTTTAAGGCTGCTTACAAATACTGCGTAAACAACGAAACATACAAAGTAGCAACCATCAAAGCAAAAGACTTATTGAAATCAAAATTAGGGGGATTAGCATGACAACACAAAACGAAATCAGAGCATCCGAGTCACAACATTGGTATGACAGGCAGGGTAATCCAATGTATACAGTCATTGGCAAGAACGGTAAAGAGCGCAATACAACGCTCAGAGACGCTCGAACAATGAACCTTGTACCTTCAGTCACAACCATCTTGAATGTCGCTGCCAAGCCTGCATTAAACGTCTGGTTACAACGCCAGGTGATTATGGCTGCACTAACCCTTCCCAAACGTGCGGAGGAGACCGAGGAAGAATGGATTGCTAGGATCATGTTCGATTCCAAGGAGGAGGGAAAGGAGGCTGCCAACCGAGGTACTGAAATCCATGCGTCAATTCAAGGATTTTATGAGGGTCGTGGTTATGGGGCGCACCAGGAGCACGTCCAGTCTTTTGACGATCTTATGCGTGAAAACTATGCTTCCCAGATTTGGATTCCTGAAATGTCGTTTGCCCATGAGGACGGATTTGGAGGTAAAACTGACTTACACACTAAGACTGATCGAGGAGTTGTCATTGACGTTAAGACCAAAGAATTTGACGTTGGAGACAAGATTGTTGGGTATGACGAACACTTGATGCAACTAGCAGCGTACCGAGTTGGCCTTGGACTGCCCCATGCTGAGTGCGCCAATGCTTTTGTATCTCGCACCAACCCTGGCCTTGTTGTCCTTCACAAATGGACTCAGGAAGAATTAGAAAAGGGTTGGTTAATGTTTAAAAACTTACTTCAATTTTGGCAGACAAAAAATGGACACAAGTAAATTAAATTACTACGAACTCAGGCATTTAGAGTGGTATTTTTTAACAGTTGCTTATGAGTATTTAGGCAAACATGAAATTTTGCATTGGTCTAATCTTTTTACATCGGTGCAATTTAAACTTTTAGCAGACGCAATAGAAAAGGAATCAAATGTTCAATCAAATTCAAGTTATCGGTAATGTCGGCAAAGACCCCCAGATAAGAGCCATGCCATCTGGAGACCTGGTTGCCAATTTTTCGGTTGCAACTTCGGAAAAGTGGAGGGATAAGTCTGGGGAAATGATGACTAAAACCGAGTGGCACAACGTCACTTGTTTTGGTAAATTAGCCGAAATTGCTGAGAAATACATAAAATCTGGGAAAATGGTTTTTATCCAAGGTTCGCTTGTAACTCAGAAATATACGGACAAGAATGGTGTCGAAAAAACATCAACCCACGTTAAGGCTGATACGATCCGCTTGCTCGGAGGGGAAAAAACCGACAATAATAAACCTAACCAAACTAATTCAAAATCTGCCAATACTGGATCGGGTTTTGATGACTTGGACGACTCAATCCCATTCTAAACTTTGGAGAAAACGACATGGACGCACTAATTGATGCTTTTATTTTTGCTTCAGTAATGATGTTAGCTGCAGGAGTAATAACAGGTGCGTTCTTGTTTATTTTGTATTTAGCAGGCGCTTATGATGACTAAAGAAGTAAAACAAGAGCAGGGTGAGCCTGTGGGAAAGTTTGCAAAGTTTACCGATGGCATTTGGCGAGAAGTTACAGACGGGTCTGCTGGAGTGCCTCTCTACACCAAACCACAACAACGCAAGCCGCTGACGTTTGAACAAGTTGAAGACTGCTTTGGAGATGGAGCTACTGCGGAAGAAAACGGAATACTTGTGTCAGCACAATGGCTTCACGACTTTGCCAGAGCTATCGAATCAGCACACGGCATAAAGGAGTAACACATGACTAAAGGGTGCGATGAATGTGGGGTTGGTAATGGTTATGCGTTGTATTGCCTTTTATGTGCTGAAAAGTTTTTTGGTAATAAAGAAATAGTAAAAATTGATTGGGATGCTGTACATGAAAAACTTGTTGACGTATGGCATCGTCATATTTCAGCGGACGAGGCTCTTGAAGAAATTCAAGATTTACTTAAAGCAATAGAAGATAAATTAAAGTAAAAGAATCATTAATTACCTTTTATTCGTCCAATCCGAATAATCAGTTCTTGATCTTCCTGGCAGTCTTTAGAGCAAAACTGCGAGTTGGGTTTACTAACATCATTACAAGTTAAACAAAAGCCCGTATATTTAGGTTTTGCTCGTTTTCTAATCTCATTAAGTGCAGATTCTCGGTGCAACTCCTCTGTAAAGTGAGCGTCATCTGCAAGATCGTTCATTTTGCTATGTCTGATAAAAACAACGCTGCTTCCGCTTCCCTGCGCCTAAGTAGACCAGCCATGACGTGACCACCTGCCATGTCCCATTTTAAAAACTCTATTGCTGCGCTATTGAAGTCACCCTCATTTACTTTTTTAAGTAAAGTTGAGTTATCCAGGTTGCGACATCCGCAGTTAAAAGCAAAGTCCACCAATGCGTCAAATTCGCCCTGTGTGACTTCAATTTGGAGTTTACTATTAACGTGATCAACTGCCTTTTGAACGTCCTGTAAGAGCAGTTTCTCGGCTTCTTCTTGGGTAATTAAAAGACTAGGGAATACGTCTGCACCTGTGTGACCATAACCAATTGTCCAAGGTGCTCCACCAGTCGCAGGGTCTGGGTAAGCCTCTAGCTTACAACCTTCAAATTGTTCGGTTAACTTTAATCCGTCTTTAGAATAGTTCATTTTATTGGTGTTGAGTTGTGCAGCATTTCATCCTTTTTCTGACTTCCTGCGCTACTACCAAAGTAAAAAGCTACTACTTGTTCGGCCTTGGCTGATAAATAACCAACAAGAGTACCTGCCATAGCCGACTCAATATGCGAATAACCCATCAAAGTCCCAAAAATAGTCGCAATAAAACTAGCAACAATGATCAACGCAAGGGTTGGAACTAAAAATGAATGCGTGTTCATCTGCATATTTCTAGCAGAAGCTCTGTCTTCAACCGCTAATTGTTCAAAGTTAAGACCTAATTGTTCCTCAGTTTTCTTTAGTTCAAGCTCTGCAACCTTAACTTGCGCTATTTGATCAGACGATAACTTGCCTTCATCGAGCATTTTTTTAGCGTCATCCTGAGAGACTCCCAAGACTTTAGAGACCGCTTCGTATGCTAGACCACCCAGAGGCCCACCAATAGCAGTAAAAATTGTTGGTGCAATGCTTTTTAACCAATCCATATCAATCCTCACAAAATTTAGGTAAATAACCAGTTTCTCTAAAAATTTTAAAACACTCTAATTCTTTAGGGTTTTCTTCAAAAGTCCTGTGAAACTTAATATACCATCGTTCTTCTTTTTTTCGTTCCTCTGTCCATAAATGGATTTGGTACATCAAACCACCAATGGTGAACGCAACGACAAAAATAGCAATACAGATTGCCACTCCAACTTTAATGTTTCCTGCTCGTATACGCTTTTGATGTAATTCAAGTAATTCCTTTTTTTTTGAGCCTTATCTAAAGCATCTTGTTCTTTTATAAGCCTAGATTTTTCTGCTTCAAATTCTGTCCAGACCGCACCAAGTTCAGGAGGAGATTCGTAAACAAGCATTTGTCTTAAATCATACTCAGCTTGTTCTAACTGTTTTTTTCTCAATACATTTTCTAATGCAATAGCCTGTAATGACTTACCCTTTGGAGGATTCTTTTTTATCTCTGCGTCTGCTTTTTTAGCTTTGTCTTGATGATCAAAAAAAGAACCAAGTGCACCACTTAACTCATTTACTATGTCAACAACTTCACCGCCTGTTTGTTTAATTTCCTTATAGGCAGCCACTCCGCTTTTTACAGCGGAGAAAGCCATCATTGCTAAAGTAAAAGGATCAATGATTCTCTCCTATTTATTAACAGAAAAACCATGACCTGCAAGCCAAAGATAGACCATTCCTACAAATGCAGCAGAAAGTAAACCAGTTAAAGTCCACTTACCAAATGCAGCAAACTGTTCATTAAGCCATTCTTTCAAGGCTTCTTTTACTGCGTCTTTTGTGATGTTGGGGTCTAATTCTGGCATGATTTTCTACCTGTTTATTTTTCAGAAATGGGTTGACTAGTAACTATTTTAAACAAAGTCACAACTGGAGTTGTCATTTTTATCCTTTAAATTGCAGAAATAACAAAAGCTAATAATTCTTCATATCTAATTCCAAGTTGAGTAACTGTTACTGTTGGATGAGTTAAAGTAACTTTTATTGCTTCAGCAGGATAATTTCCCTTTATATCAGGCTGAACATTTTGTCCATTTACTTGATAAACAATTTCACTATATAAACCATTAGCATCAACTGGAACAACTTGATCATTGTAAGTGTGCCAAGTATCTGAACAGAATAAAGCATATTTGTTTGCATCTAAACCATTTGCAGTAAATGCTGATTGAACTTCTTGAGCCATTACACCTATATGAGTTCTAGCATTTGCACCTTTTTTAGCAACTGCATCATTAAATTTAAATGTTTTAATTAAACCTTTGATTGCTTTTGCAGTATTTTGTTCGGCAGTTGTTAAAGATGCTACTTGTTGTTTTTGATTTTCATCTGATGTATTAATTGTGCCAGTTGCAGCGTACACAGTTGACCATCTATAAGATGACTCTCCTAATGAATATGTATTATCTGCACCTGGTCTAAATGATGCACTTGTAAAAGTAACAATATTTCCAACAATTGAAGTTTGTGGAGTTTGCTCATTTGTTGCAAATGTTGAGTTATAACCTAAATTTAAAACTGCATTTGCACTTGTTCCTGATGACTTTGTTACATTCCACAAAAATTGTTTTACATAACCAGTATCAGAAGCACTTGCACTTACACCCATTACTCCAACAATATCACCACTTGATGCCCCACCATATCCAGTTGTAATTAAATTTCTAAATGGTTTAGATGATCCAGCTTTACCAAAATAACTAAATCCATAACCTGATACAGTATTATTAGTACCACCTACTTGGTCAAATGTATTTGTTCCATTGTAGTTGTAACCAGTTAAAGCTATATCAGTTGTTTGTAATTGATTATTGCCTGAACCAGCAATTGTCATATTGCTTTCAGGTAATGGTGACCATCCTGCAGCGTATGTATATGTTGGCTGAAAATCTGAAAAATTACAATCATATAATTCAACATTAGAATTAGTAAATGTTGCTGATGCTGATGTATTTTGCTCAAACCAAACACCATTAAAATTAAACCCAGAAAGAGCATTTCCAGTAAATCCTGTTGTATTTAATTCAATTGCTGTTTCTGAAATAGTCCCTGATTGAACATGAGCTAAAACCATTCCAGTTGTGCAATAAGAAACATAACAATTTTCAATAAGTAGTAAATTAGAAAATCCACTCTCACCACATTTAATACCAATATTACATCCTGCAATATTTACTCTTGTTAATCTTGCCCCAACTATTCCAGGCATATCAATACCAATATAAAAATTAGTAATATTGATATTTTCTATAACACCAGTAGTTAATGCGCCTTGAAAACAAATTGAACTTGTTAAAGTTTTTCCTGGCCCAACAAAACTTAAATTTGAAATTCTTAAACTTTGATTTCCATTTGGATTTATTAATAATCCATTGTAGCTAGATTGTATAGTTGTTGAACCATCACCATAAATAACTATTGTGCCACTAGATGCAGGAATGGTTATAGAACCACTTACTTTATAAACACTAGCACCACCCGAAAAATATATTCTGCCTCCAGCAGTTCCTAATGATGCAAAAGCATTATTTATTGCAGTTGTGGAATCATTAGTTCCAGTTGGGTCAGCACCAAAATCAATCACATTTACAGGTGCACCTTGAATCATTGAATAGCTTGTTTTTGTTAATGACATATTAAGCTCCTATCTTATTTTGTAGTGCGGTTACTTGAGTTTCTAATT